TGCAATCCAAAAAATAATTTTCAACCGCTGACACGTTTATGTCAGCACTTTATTAAAAAACATTTCCGACCTTTGAACTATGCCAATCAGCATATAAAACATTAAAAGCCTAAACCTGTAATCAAAGGAAAAGCACAACTCAAAAGTACATCGCCCCAACCGGCATCGTCTGGTTCGGCAACCACACCAGAAGTAACAGCACAAACACTCAAAGAAGCAGGCGCAGCCGGGAGTTTTCTTTGATTACTTTCTTTTGGCGGTCAAAAGAAAGTGACGCTTAGCGCAGCGATTTGAAGCAACCAATATGCATAGCGGATCTGCATAATAAATCTTCACAGCAAAGAGATTGCTTCGTCCCTCGCAATGACAATATAAAAACGAAAAATATGAACCAAACACCCTTTAAAATCTACCTATACGATACCGACACCGATTGCATAGGCTCTGGCAGCCTGTCATCATCATATATTCAGTGGCAATTAGAGGCAGCAGCCGGCCAGGATGTAGAAGTGCACATAAGCTCTGTTGGTGGCAGCGCTTTTGATGCCATAGCCATTTACGATTTGCTAAAAAAATACACCGGCAACGTAACAACCTACATCGATGCGCTGGCTGCCTCTGCCGCTTCAGTTGTGGCCATGGCTGGCCAAACTGTAGTAATGAGCAAATACGCACTCCTCATGATCCATAAACCGATGGTAGGCTCGGGCGGTAACGCCGATGAGTTGCTAAAAGATGTACAAATGCTAAATGTAGTACAGCAGCGCCTGGCGCAAATATACGTGGACAAAACCGGGTTGGACGGCGTAACTATCAACACGCTTATCAACGCCGTCACCTGGTTATCCGCGGACCAGGCGCTAGATTTCGGCTTTATCGACACCATCGAGGATTATACTACCGATATCACCAATAGCGCACTCATTAAAAACTATACCAGCGCCGCCCCAGCGGTTTACCAGCGCTGCATCAACAAGCTCTTAAACAACAATAATAAACACAGTAAAAACAACATGAACATGGAGAACAGAGAACTTATCGAGAAAACCTCATCGGTTTTGGATAAGATTATGAACTACTTTAAGAAGGTAGTAAACAAACAAATCATTACCGACAAAGGCACGCTGCACCACGCCGGCGCAATGGACGAAGGAACCGATGTGTACGAAGATGCCGACATGACCACACCAGCAGCGCCCGACACTTACACCACAGCTACAGGCAGCAAGATTGCGGTTAAAGGTGGAACGGTACAGAAAGTTACCCCGCCCCTATCCGACCCGGATGCGGATCCTGATCCGGATACTTTTGAAGATGATGACGACGATGCACCGTCGGATAAATTTAAGAAAGGCAAAGCTGGCGATGTGCAAAACAAAATCCAATCCATCAAAGCAAAATTACATGCGCAAAATGCCTTATTAAACGAAGCGCAAGCCGCCCTAAAAGTAGCTAATGACCGCCTGAGCAAAACCCGCGAAGAAGTAAAAAATGAGATCCGCTCCAACTTTACGCCCGAAGGATCAAAACGCAGCAACAAAGCCAAAACCGAGGCAGCCCCATTCTTCGCCCCAACCAGTACCCTGGCAAAAAACGCAGTTAAAAAAGCAATTGCCCCCTAACCCCCTAAAGGGGGAATAACACCCATCTAATACAATAAATCTAATCCCTATAATATAAATCAAGTTAAATGCTCCCCCTTTAGGGGGCTGGGGGGCAACCAACCCAAATACATGGCTCAATTTACATTTACAAACAACACCTATGCCGGCGAAGCGCTGGCTGGGTTCATGGCCAGCACGCTGCTCGAAGCCGATTCGGTTAAGCGCGGCCTGCTAACAGTTATCAACGACGTAAAATCGCGCAAGGTAATACTTGATGTTGACGACGACGTGGTGCTGCAGGACCCATCAGGCATATTTGCCGATCAGGGCACAACCGCCCTGCAAAACGAAAGCTACCTGGACCCGGTAGTTTACGAATTTATGAAACAGGAACAATGGGACAAACTCGTACAATCATGGGAAGCCCAAAGCCTTAAACCCGGCGCTTTTATGGATTACGAAGGCGTAGTCGATCTGTCGGACTTTATGGTTCAGCGTTATCTAACTAAAATACAAATAGCCAACGAGCGTTTGTACTGGTTAGGCAAATCCGCCACTAAAGAAGCGGCATTCTCAGCAGGATTCACAGGCTTATTGCCATCCATCTCAGCAGCATCCGGCGTTTACAAAGTAGGCTTATCAAAATCGCCAACTTCTATGGAAGCAACCGCAATAGATGCTACAGGTTTGGTAACCGTGGATGACACTTCTACCTTATCCGATGGCGACGTGGTAACCATTACCGAAGTAACTGGCACCAGCAATGATACCACAAACGGCACACCAGGCATCAGCATACAAGGCCAGTCGTACTTTATCCAGATTGCCAGTTCAACAAGCTTTAAACTGGTTCGTAATTACAACGAGATTAACACTCGCTTACCAGCAACTTTCACCGGCACATCAACTGCTGCTACTGTTAGCTATATCAACGCGAGCAATGTGTTAGGCGTATTAAGCGGAGTTTATTCGCAGCTTGATCCGGCTGATCGTAGTCAGGATGACTTTAACCTGCAGATTCCATTGCACGTTGGTTACGCTTATGCTCAGGCACAAGCCAACAAGGCGGTAAACGTGTTAAATGCTTTTACCGATGCCAAGCAAATGGACTATTTAGGTATGCCATTGCAATTAATGAACCACTGGCAGGCCAACACCATTTTAGGTGCGCGTTCATCAAACTTGTTCTTAGGCGTAGATCTGTTAGGCGATGAATCCGAACTATCAACTGTTTACATGAAGCCTTACACCAACGATAACGTTGTACGCATGAAGGCCCGCATGAAAGCCGCCGTAAACTTCAAATTCGCTAACGAGATATTTTATCTGTCAGCGTAAGCAGTAGCAAGTACATAGTATCAAGTAGCAAGATATGTTCTGCTGCTTGATGCTATCTCAAATTCAAAATCAAAATACTAGCTACTTGATACTAGCTACTAAATACTAAAAAACAAATGTCAATCTACAACGAAATAAATGCAGGCTTCATGATGGGAGCCGACAATCCCGTTACGGCGGGTATCGAGGATGTGATCTATATCTTTAACCAGGATGATTTCACCCTTACTTTTGATACAACTAATCCACTGATCGTAACTGGCCTTACGCCGGTAACAGGCGCTAAAATCTATCAGTACCAAGGCACTAACAACAGTTTTAACACAACATCTAAACTGGCAAAAACATCTGTTGGGCCTCGTTATACCGAGGAGATCGATTTTAACGTTGCCGGCTTATCTGTTGATATTAAAACACAATTGCAGGCAATGGGCTACGGTCGTGTTTGCGCTATCACGGTAAACAATTACAATTCAAGCGATTCAGCAATTGAATTGTTCGGCGCGGTAAACGGCTTAATATTAACCGACGCGGAACGCAGTGCTGCTGATGACACCGTGGATGGTGGCTACAAACTAAAACTAACCAATCCTGATAAATTAAAGGAGCCATACCCACCGCGTGCTGTATCTATCGCACCAACCAGCGGAACAGCAACTTTTGCCAGCACCATTGCGGCAATTGAAACCTTGTTAGCAACAGACTAATCATTAGTCATTGGTCATTAGTCAATCCCTTGGCTAATGACCTTATCAAAACAAACAAAACCAATGACCTAATGACTAATGACTCAATGAAAAGCAAGAAATACATTTTAAAGCCCGGCAGGCACCAGTTTGCCCCCGGCTCAGCTGCGGTACATCATAATGATAACCTAAGCGATGCCGAAGCAGAATGGTATTTGGAGAAATACCCGCATATCGCCTCATTATTTGAATCTCTAAATTCAGCAATGCAAGAAGAAATATCAACATCAAATAATAATCATATTCAGCCAAACCAATCAGTTGAATTATTAACTCCCCCTTCAGGGGGTTGGGGGGAACAATGAAAACCTATTTACCACAAATTGAACGCAGAATTTTAGTAAGGCCTAATCAAACCTTCGGCATCCTAAATTATGATATGGATAATGCCTATCCGCAGCGGATGCTGGAGTTGGTAGCAGGCTCGCCAACGGCAAAAGATTGCTGGAATAAACGGGCGAAATTTATCGCCGGTAACGGTTTCGAACAACCGGATCTAGGCAAACAAATTATCAACCAAAATGGCTTAACACTAGCCAAATTATTGAAAGCTATCGCTACCGATAAGGCACTATTTACCGGCTTCGGCATGCATGTAAATTACAACGCGAACTTTAAGATCGCATCGGTTAATTACATCAAGTTCGAGGATATCCGCATGGGTGATACCGATTGCGAAGATACAACCGGAAAATTCGGCATCTATTCAGATTGGGGGCGTAAGACCTGGAAAAACATCATGCGTAATAAGATCACTTTTTTGGATGCTTATAATCCTGATCCTGAAACGATAAAACAACAGGTAATTGATGCTGGTGGCTGGGAAAAATACAAAGGCCAATTGCTTTATTTTAATCCCGAGATAAACGATTACCCTTTAATTGAAGCCGACAGCGTTTGGGAAGATTTTGAAACCGAAGCAGGCATCAAAATCTTTAATAACCGCGAAGTTTCAACCGGATTTTTGCCTTCGACAATGCTGTTTATGCAAAGTCGCAGAGAAGAGGCGGACAATACCAAACCCGACAGCGACGAGCAGCATTATTACAATACCCCATCGCA